GGACTTCATGTAGTCGGTGAGTATGTGGACGATGGCTGGTCGGGGACGAACTTTGTTGAGGTAAGATAACGTAACCTTTTTTGTAGGGGCGTTTATCTTACCTCTTTTTGATATATCATACCTACAAGGTTATCACAAAAATAAGCCGCCCCAACAAAGGACGGCTTTCTTTCTGCCCACTTAACCGAGGGAGGGTGGCAGCTTGGGGTACAGCAGCAAATCGAAGTTGTCGAATGGGCCATTACGCCCGGAGCGTTGAAGTTTCGTGTATTCGACCTTTTCGATAACCTCCTTGAGCATTTCGTTTTTCGCTTGGGCGGAGGGAAGCTCGGCGTAGACCTCAAGCAGCTTTTCAACCTTGGGCACAACGAGCTTACGGGAGGCGGCGCGAGCCTCGTCCTCAATCAGCTCGGCGGAAAGAGAGGCAATGCTCTCGTTGGCGGAGTTTATGCGCTCGGTGATAGAGCGGGAGCGGGCGAGAAACGTGTCAGTGTCATAGACACCCTGCTCCAAAAGGTCGTGGGTGCGCTCGAGCTGCTTTTGCAGCGTGTCGATTTCCTGCTGGGCCTTGCGGATTGATTTTCCCTTGAGGTCGATAAGAGCCTGCTCCTCGGCGGGCAGACGGTCAGACCATTCGAGGCGATAATCCGAAAGCCACTGGGAGAGGGCCTGAAGCAGACGCTCCTCCACAATGCCGTATTTGGAGCCGACGTTATCGCAGGCCCGGTTCGGACACATGAGCACTCCGCCATAGGCGTTAGGCCGGAGGACGATGTGTCGGCCGCACTTGCCGCAGACGAGAATACCGGCCAGAGGATTGGAGACAGTGTTCGCGGCTTGAACCGGTACAGGCCCTTTTTGAGCCATGAGGTCTTGCGCAGCGAGGAATACGGCCTCGTCCACGATAGCAGGGTGCAGGCCGTCCACGAGAATTTGCTCGTCCGGCGGGGCAAGATACCGCTCGACGCGGACGACGTTGTTGATAACCCGCTTGCGAGTTTTATGGACGTTCCAGCGGATTTTCCCGATGTAGACGGGGTTCTGCAAAATGGACTGGATTGTGTTGCTGTTCCAGCACGGGGAGCCGCTGGGCGGCTTTACCCCCATCTTGTCGAGACGGACGGCCAGTGAGTAGGAGCCGACTTTTTTGACGGAACCGTCCTCAGCTTCTTCACCGGCGGTATAGAGCCGGAAGATGAAGCGGACAATATCAGCCTCGTCCTCGAGCGGGCGCAGCGTCCAGCCCTTGTCATTGGGCACCCGGATTTTCTCGTAGCCATACGGAGCCACGCCGGAGACCCATTTGCCCTCTTTGGCGGAGGCAAGGCGGCCCCGCTGCAAGCGGCGGTTGATGGTTTTATATTCACGCCGGGACATGAAAAGCCCGAACTCAAAATACTCCTCGTCGTATTCGTTGTTGGGGTCGTAGACCTTGAGCGGCGTAATGATTTTAGTGCCGGAATACTTGAACGTCTGCGCTACAATGCCTTGGTCGATGGTATCACCACGGGCCAGACGTTCCACCTCCACGACGAGGACACCGGCCCAACGGCCCAGCTCGACCTCTTGGATGAGGTGCTGCATAACGGGGCGGGCGGCTATGGTTTCACCGGAGACGACTTCCCGATAGATTTGGGTTACGTTCAGATGGTCGCGGCGGGCAACCTCAAGGAGGAGCTTTTCGTGGCGGGCCAGAGTTTCCCCGTCACCGTGCGCCTCGGCCTCCAAGTCCACACGGGATTTGCGCAGGTACATACAGTATTCGTCGGCACTGGATAACGGATTGTTCCGCATAGGGATTCACCTCCAAAAGAAACGCCCCTCACTTGGAGGGGCGGAAGTCCACATAGATTATCCGACCGACCCTTTTGATAACTCGGCTGCGTCTTTTTGCACGTTAAAGGCGATTTCCATATCGGCCTGAACGAGCTTGTCGAGCAGAGCGTCCACAGCGTTTTTGAGCTGGCTTTGCATAGCCATGAGGTCGGAGAGAGCAACCGGGTCAGAGATTGCGCCGCCGGAGGCCTCAATAGTTTTGCGAATGTCGGCGCGGAGGGATTGTAGGGTATGCAGCAATTCTTGGTAAATCCGAAGCCGCTCGGGGCGAGCAAGCTGCATATCGCGACCCAGTAACAGGTAAAAGCTGTCAAAGCACTTTGAGACGACTGAGCGCAATTCCGGCGGCAGGTTTTCAAAATGCCGTTTGAAGTTTACGCTGTCGTTATAAAAAACCTCCTCGGTGTGGTTCTTATGGTCGGAGTAACCCAGCAGATAGTCCGTAGAAACGCCAAAATATTTGGCGAGAATACACACGGTTTCGAGGTCAGGCTCTTTCCCCTCCGTCTCATAGCCGGAGTAGGTGGAACGCTTTTTATTTAACGCCTTTGCGAGTTCTTCCTGTGTCATTCCGCGTTCCTTTCGCAGGGAGACGAGGCGAGTAGAAAACTTTTGCATAGAGTACACCTCCATAGTCTTTTTTATTATACCGTTTTTGCCCCGGCTTGTGTAGATATTGCCTCTAAAATCGGCAAAAATACATACAAAACAGAAATATTTCTGGAATTTGGTTGACTTTGCCCCAAAAAGGGGCTATAATAAAATCGCAGCCCCAAAACGGGACACACGAGAAAGGAGCGAGAGTATGAGAGCGAAGTTGCAGCGGTTGCGCGAAGCGAATGGCTACACACAACAGACATTCAGCAATGCAATAGGGACAAGCCGGAGCCACTATTCGCAGGTCGAGACAGGAGAGAAGCAGCCGTCGTTGCGGCTCGCGCTACGGATTAAGCGAGTGCTGAACTACTACGGCGACGATATTTTCGACAACACGATTCCGGTACGGAAGTAAATTTTTTTATCCTGAAATGACCCAAAATGGGACAAACCAAGCAAAGAAAAACGTTTTATTGACGCTTATAGCGTCTTGCTTCTTGTCTCAACCTGTAATTATTTTACCGCAAAGGGAGGTGGAAATAAATGTCGAGGCAAGCAACGAAAGCCTGCGGAAACAGGTATTACGAAGCACGAATGAGGGCGGCAAAGTACAACGAAAAGCTCTTGACACGAGCGGGAGCAATCGACTATCTGCCCGGAGTGACCGAGGACAGTCTCAAAAAGTACGAGCTTGACATCACGAGACCGCCGAACATCGTAGTCGCGCTGATGGCGGACGCTTATAACGAGCCGGAGCTGAGAGCATGGTACTGCACAAACGAGTGCCCGCTGGGAAAGGATTGCAGAGAGATACCCGCAATGCCAGCGGAGAGGGCGCTCATAAGGCTCCAAAACTCAGTCTACGAAATGGAGCAGCTTATACGGCAGCTTTCCCTCCTGATGGAGGATGGGACGGTGGAGGAAAGCGAACAGCCCCTCATACCCCAGCTCAGAGACCGGCTGCTCGAGTTCCGCCGGAGGGCAGATGAAAACCTCGCTGTGTTGGAAAGGGCAGCGAAGCTCGGAAAATTCGACTAAAGGAGGTGCGAAATGGTTGGGGCGAATGTTGTCAGGGATTTTCAAATCGGGAATACGCGAGTGCGAATTGCTGACAACTACTGCAAAAAGACCGCCAGCGACGTGGAGCGAATACTACAGCGCATTGCGAAACAGGCGCAGAGGCAGTTCAATGCAGCAGCCGCAACCGGAAACTATGAACAGGAACAAAATACGCAGATACCCGCCGATGATTGTATGCGCGGCAACGGCGATTGCCTTTACGGTGGCGGGAATAGCGACCATCAACCAGCAGGCGACGGCATTTAAGGCCGGTGAATTGCCGCATTCGGTTATTACGCCGCACGCGGCTATATCCACCGAAACGGACTACCCGGCGCGTGTAACGCTGACACAGCAGCCGCAACCGGAAGTTATTACATACAACGAGAGTTTAGTGCAAAGCAGGGATTTCGACGCGGCAGACAGTGAAATGCTTCTCAAAATCGCAATGGCTGAGGCAGAGGGGGAAAGCGTCGAGGGAAAGGCCCTTGTGATGATGGTGGTACTGAACCGAGTTTGGAGCGAGGGTTTCCCGGACACGGTGCAGGAGGTTATTTTTCAGCCGCGCCAGTTTTCCGTCATAGCAGACGGCGGCAGGTATTGGACGACCGAACCGGACGCGGGTTGTTACGAGGCGTTGGAGTTGGTTATGCAGGGCTGGGACGAAAGCGAGGGTGCGCTATACTTCGAGAGCTGCGAGGGCAGCAGTTGGCACAGCGATAACCTCGAGTATCTATTTCAGGTGGGAAACCACAAATTCTACCGATAGGAGGCAAAGACGATGGAGAGAACACAGGCAAGGCGCAGGAAACAGCGCAGACGCAAGGTGAAGATGGCAGAGGCTTGGACGCTCGTATTTCTGATGGAGCTTTTTGTGGCTGCTATCCCGGCGGGAATTGCTGCGGCGGTTTTCGTAGCGATGGCGCGAGAGCTTCGCGGGTACGCGGCAGTAGGCGGAGAATGGCTGCTCGTTGCGCTCATCTTCTGCGGAGCCTATTGTGCGACGCACAAGTGGGTATGCAATAAGATTTTCGAGGAGGGAAAGCACGAATGAAGTATGCAGTTTGCCCGCATTGCGGAGCGCACCTCGATTTTGGGGAGTGCTGCGATTGCGAAGAACAGAAAGCAAAGAGGGGTGAGAAAGATGGAGGCGACCTTGCAGCAACAGGCGGAGCAGTATCTCGGGACGGCGATTGACCCGCTGGAATGGGACGACGCGAGAGCCTACGCAGAGCATAAGCTCAAGAAAATTATCGAACGCGAGGGAGACGCAGACGGCGCACGGCGCGAACCGTGGTATCTGGCGCAGCTTATAGCAGAAACGGTTAGAAGTAACCGCTTCTCGGGACTAACACAGTTCATTTACTACGTTACCGAGCAATTTGGGGTAAAAAAAGAACAGCCCACGTCCGAAAACGCGAGCCGTCCTAAATCCAGTACCCCTATTGTACCACAGGAAACCAGCGATTGCAATAGGAGGAGTTAAAATGGCGAACAATTTAGCAACAACAGGCAACAGCCACAACGCATTGCAGATTACGCAGCAGTACCCGGCAGAGCGGTATAACCTGCTCGTACCCATGCAGACCGTGGCGGAAATTGCCGATATTCACAAGCCGGTGATGAACGTGGTGCAGATTTCCACCAACCCGGCAGACAAAGAAATCTACGAGCAGGAAAAGGGCAGCGAGGCATGGACAGGCCGCGACGGGAAACATCACCCGGCCAAACCTGCGGGCTGGGCGCTTACGAAAAAGGGCCTCAACAAACTCATGCGAGCGGCGGGCATTAAGATTTTAGGCACGCGCCCGATTGTTCCCTCAACCTGCCAGAAATGCGCAGAAGTCAACAAGGGCATTGGCCGCCCGGTAAACTGCGGGGCCTGCCCGAACAAAGATGTGAAGTTTGAGGCCCGAATTTCCGTCCCCCAGCTTACCGGGGAGAACATCGAAATCGTGGCCCACAAGGAAATCATCGTGCAGGACGTTACGGACGGCATGAGCGACAACCAACGCAAGGAGTTTTTGAAGTTCCGTTCGGAAATGTGCGAGACCAAAGCCATCAACCGGGCACTCCGCGCAGCCATGCACATCAAGGGGACGTACACCCTCGAGGAGCTGCGCAAGCCGTTCGTGGTAGCTTATCTTGTCCCGAACCTTGATAACGAGTTGGTAAAGCAAGAGGCCGTGCGCCATTTCTTTACGTCGGCGCAGGAGCTTTATGGCGGGCACACCACGGACGCGAGAAAGGCCATCTTTGTGGAGGACGACGCAGAGGAGGGTATGGAGTACGAGACCCCCGGCCAGCCGATTGCAGAGCCGGAGAACGCTGCCTACCGCGATATGCCGGAGGAACACCCGCGAGACGCACAGAGGCGGCAGCAGGAAGCAGCAGAGGCCGCGCCGGATTATGACCCGACTATCTGCTCGGAGTGCGGGGCAAAGTGCAGCAACGGCGTAGTGAAATATAGTCAGGAACAGTTCGGTAGAACGCTGTGCATGAGCTGTCAGCGCAAGCAGGGAGGTGAACGGTAATGGCAATGAGAGTTTTACATACGGGCGATTTACATATCGGGAATTTCCCCGGCCCGGAAAAGAACGGGGAGAACGCGAGATACCTTGACATTTGCAAGTGCCTCGACGCGCTTGTAGAGGGAGCCAGAGAGCAGAAGCCCGGCGTCGCGGTAATCGCGGGCGACATCTTCCATCAGGCGCGGGTGTGGAGCGACCGAGGCCTCAAAGAGCAGCAGACGGCGGTGAAGTTCCTCCGTGAGCTTTCAGATATTTGTCCGGTAGTGGTTATGCGAGGCACCCCGAACCATGACGGCGAACAGCAGTTTGAAATGCTCAAGACGGCGTTTGAGGGTAATGGTGATGTGAAAATCATCACGGAGCCGCAGGTAGTAGAAGTATTCAGCGGAGCATACGGCTGGGTGCAGGTCGCTTGCCTCCCCGGATTCGACCGGGGATATTACCGGGCGCAGCACCCCGGCCTCTCCAAGGAGGAGGAAAACGAGGTATTCACAAAGGCGATTGCCGATATGATTATCGGCCTCAAGGCGCAGTGCAAGGCGGGCACCCCGGCGGTGCTGGTATCACACTACACCATCACGGGCTGCAACATGGAGAGCGGGCAGACGGCTTTTTTCAGTCAGTTTGAACCTGTCGTTTATCCCGACACGTTGGCGGCGGCGGACTTCGACCTCGTTTGTTTCGGGCATATCCACCGCCCGCAGCAGCTCGAGGGCTGCAAAAACACGTTCTACTGCGGCGCGATTTCCCAGCTTAATTTCAACGACGAGGGGCAGGAACGCGGCTACTGGATTCACGATATCAGCAGCACCGGCGAGGTAACGTCCACATTCCAGCAACTCCCGACGCGCCAGCATAAGACAATCCGCCTCAAGGACGAGGATATTGCGAACCTTAACGACGGAGAATATGACCTGCTTCCGATTGAAAATTATGAAATCCAAGACAAGGTTGTTCGCGTCCTCTATAACTGCACAGACGAGCACAACAAGGCATTTAACCATGCAACGCTTGAGGGCTTTCTGATGAACAACGGTGCTTTTTGGGTACAGGAAATCACCCCACAGAAAATCACCATCACCATAGACCGCCGGAGCATGGACGCAGACGGCACCCCGGAGAGCAACCTCGCGGACTACTTGGATGAAAAGGAGTTCGCGCCGGAGCGCATTGGCGAGCTGGTCGAGCTGGCCCGGCCCCTGATTGCGGAGGCCACGGAAAAGGCCACGCAGGAGCGGCACACAGGGCTGTTCGTCCCGGTGGAGATTGAGGTCAAGAACTACCGCAACTACCGCGAGGAGAAATTCAGCTTTGACGGTATTCGCTTCTGCACCATCAACGGCAGTAACGGCGTAGGAAAGAGCAGTTTGTTTATGGACGCGATGCTGGACGCGCTCTACGAGGAGCCGCGAGAGGGCGAGCTGACGGGCTGGATTTGCAACGACCCGGAGGCCCGGAGCGGGGCCATCAAGTTCACGTTCAAGCTGGGCGACCGCCTCTACCGCGTCACCCGCACCCGGCAGAAAAGCGGCAAGGCGACTCTGAACATTGCGGAGTACGTCGAGGGCGAATGGGTAGACCGCAGCAAGGAGAAATTCAAGGACACGCAGCAGGAAATCATCAACATCATCGGCATGGACAGCCTGACGCTGAAAGCCTGCGCCCTTATCATGCAAGACCAGTACGGCCTATTCCTACAGGCGGACAAAGAGGCCCGCATGAATATCCTCGGCAACATTTTGGGGTTGGGGATTTACGGAGACATGGAGGCACTTGCGGCGGACAGAGCGACCGAGACCAACCGGACAATTCGCTCGCTGGCAGACCGAGTTGACACAATCACCTCGGGATTGCTTGACCGGGCGGAACTGGAAGCAGAGATAAAAAAGCAGGAGGCGCGCCTCGAGAGCTTCGAGGAAGCGGCGGTAAAGAAAGCGGCGGAGACGGACAGCCTCAAGGTGAAGCTTAACACACAGTTAGAGGCAGCGGGGCGAGTAATCAGACTAAACAGCAAGATTACCTCCCTCACGGCGCAGAAATCGTCCAAAGAGACCACTAAGACCGTGCAGGTAGGAATTATCACGGCGGCGGACACAATCCTCGCACAGGAGACAGAAATCGCGGCAGGCGTAGCAAAGTACCACGCCCTGCTCGAGCAAGAAAAAGAGCTGATTAAGGGCAAAGCGACCTACGATAACCTTATCACCCGGAAAAAGCAGCTTGAGGACACGATTACGCTCGCAGAACGTTCGGCAAAGGAACTGCGAGAAAAGAAAGCGGCCATCACGCTTACCAAGATTGGGCCGTTAAAACAGGCACTTGAACGGGCGGCAGAACTGGAAGAAAAGCACCAACAGTATCAAGGGGGCGAGAAAAGGCTCGTAGAGCTTGAGGCCCTGCTCCCGGAATATACGGCTGCCAAAGATAACCTTGCGCTGGCGCAGGCAGAGGTGGAACGCCTCGAACGAGACTACAGAGAAGCCCGGACGCGCATTGAGGGAGAAATCAAGACCCTCAAGAGCAAAGTGGAGCTCCTGAACAACAGCGGTTGCCCAGCACCGGAAAATGCAACTTGCCGGTTCCTTGCAGACGCGCTGGAAGCAAAGGAGGCACTACCGGCCACCGAGCACACCCTCGTATCACTTGAGGAGGAATACGAGAATGGCCGCCAGATGAATGCAGAGGCTGTTTCTGTGGCTGAACGGGCATTTGCCGACAAGAAACACATACCAGAGGAAATCGAGGCTCTGCGAGCCTCCCAGCGGCTCCTCGAGGCAGCCGAAAAGGATTACAACAACCTTGAAGCGCTGCGGAGGGAATTGGCTCTCATGGACGAGCGCGCCAGTGAGCTTGAAAAATCTATTTTGAGCGCAGAGAGCACCGCAGAAAGAGGCCGGGAGGAGTTGGCAGAAATCGTCCAGCGGCTCGAGCAGGCAGAGGCATACAGCAGAGATTACGAGAACCTGCAGCAGGCCATCACCCTGCAAAGCGACTGGCTCGAAAAAGAGAAGCAGCTCCCGGTAGCGCGAGAAAAGAAAGTGGCAGCGGCGCAGCGCGTTCTTGAACTCGAGGCGGAGCTCGAGGGCATTGAAACTGACCTCGCAGAGGCTCGAGAGGAACTGGCTTTGGAGCAGAGCAAGACAGTCGGAAAAGAGGAGCTGCAAGCAAAGGTGGACGCAGCGGAGGCAGATACCAAGTATTTGAGAAATGCAGCGCAGGAAGTTTCGATGAACTTGGGCGGCCTCAAAGAGCTTGCCGAGCTGACCGAAAAGAAGCTGGCAGAGGCGGCAGACCTGCAACGGCAGATGAACGAACTGGGAGGCAAGGCGGCAGGATATGAGGAACTGAAAAAGGCATTCTCGCAGGACGGCATTCCTCACAACATTATCCGAAGCATTATTCCCATCTTTGAGGCGACGGCCACCAACATTCTCGGCCAGATGTCGCAGGGGCACATGAGTGTGGAGTTTGTGACAGAAAAGGTACTGAAATCCAACAGCAAGAAAGAAGTCACAACCCTTGACATCATCATCAACGACAGCGACACCGGACGGCTCCCGTATATGAGCAGAAGCGGCGGCGAGCGCGTCAAGGCAGCCCTCTCGGTTATCCTTGCCCTCTCCGAAATCAAGAGCAGCAAGGCCGGGGTACAACTCGGGTTCCTGTTTATTGACGAGCCCCCATTCCTCGACGCTCCCGGCGTACAAGCCTATTGCGACGCGCTCGAGGCAATCCAGCAGCGATACAGCGACCTCAAGGTAATGGCAATTACCCATGACCCGGCCATGAAATCGCGCTTCCCGCAGAGCGTGGACGTGGTGAAAACGCCAGAGGGCAGCAAAGTTATTTATGAGTAATTAACGGGGTTATCCGGGGCGAAAAGCCCCGGAAATACCCGAAAAGGAGGTGTAGTCGTTGGGACGACCACGAAAACAGACGGTAGACTATTTCCCACATTTCGTCAGTACGGACAGCCGGACGCGCTTCATACTAGAAGATGGATGGGGAAACGACGGGTACGCCTTTTGGTTTAAGCTCCTCGAATTGTTGTGCCGCAGTGAGGGCCACTACTACGACTGTTCAGAGACCGCAAACGAGAAGTACCTCGTAGCCCTGATGAAGATGGAACAGGAGAATATCAGCAAGATAATCGAGACGCTTGTTGACCTCGGAAACATCGACAAAGAGTTGTGGGAAGAACACAAAATTATCTGGTGCCAGAGCCTTGTGGACAATTTGCAGGACGTTTATTCCAAGCGTACAGTATCGGCCCCGACAAGGCCGTTCACAGAAAGACCGGAGGAGCCGCAGCAGGAGCCGGAACCCGAACCGGAGCCGGAAAAACCAAAGAAGCGAGGCAGACCAAAGAAATCGGAGGAGAAACCCAAACGTGCGAGCTGCTTATCCGCTGAACAGCAGGAGCTTTTCAAGAAGTTTTATTCAGCTTACCCGAAAAAGGTAGACCCTGCAACAGCGGAAAGAGCGTGGGCTAAAATCAGCCCGCCGCCCGATGAGACCATGACGGAGAAAATCATACAGGCCGTAGAAATGGCGAAAAAGTATGACAGCAGATTTCGGGAAAGACAATATATCCCTAACCCGGCGAGCTGGCTGAACGCCAAGGGTTATTTGAATGAATATCCACAGGAGGGAGGCAACAGCTATGAGCAACGGGGAACTTACCCGGATAGGGGACATACTGGGCAACAAACCGACCCCGGAGGCTTCAAGCCGTCGGGAGGCTTCAAGGGGAACCAATAATTTCGTAACGCCGCATCAGGCGCGCGAACGCGGACTGAAAATCAGAAAGGAACCGCCGGAGGCAGGCAAGTGCCAGTATTGCGGCAAGACGTTGGAACCACAGGGCATTGTGTTCGGAAGAGAGGTTTTGATGTGGCAGCCTTTTTTACCGCGCTGCGATTGCGAGCAGGCGCAAGCCTATTGGCAGGAATATGACCGAAAAGAGGCAGAGCGCAAAGCCGCCGAGGAGGAAGAAAAGCGCAGAAAAGCCATGCAGCAGCGCATTGAAAGGCTGTTAGGGCGGAGCGGTATCAAAAAGCGGTTCCAGCAACGCACATTCGAGAACTTCCGATGTGATACGCCGGGGCGAAAGAAAAACTATGCCATTGCAAAGGAGTACGCCGATAATTTCCCGCTCCATAAAGCGAGAGGCGACGGCCTCTACATAGAGGGAACCAACGGAACCGGAAAGACACACCTCGCAGCGGCAATAGCGTTGCAGCTTATCGGAGAGGGCATACCGGTTATTTGCAAGACCTCGAGCGACCTCCTGCTCGACATCAAGAAATCGTTTGACGACAGTTCCGTAAACGAGGCGCAGGTACTCGACGTTTACAAAAGGGTTGACCTGCTGATTATAGACGACCTCGGCAAGGAACAGTGCAGCGATTGGAGCATGAGCACGCTCTACTCCATCCTGAACGACCGGTACGAGGACATGAAGCCCACCATCGTCACAACCAACTATAACGCCGACGCGCTTATAAACGCGCTGACCCCGAAAGGCTTTGATAATACCAAAATTGTGGCAATTATAAGTCGCTTGCGGGAGACCAGCACCGTTATGACGATGGCGTGGACAGATATCAGGGGCAGCGTATGACCCCGGAAAGGGACATTATGGACGATGAGGTATTCACCATACAGGTACGACGCTGCAAGCGGTGCGGGAGGCTCCTCACCAGCAAAGAGGCGGTAGAGAGGGGCTACGGCTGTCAGTGCCTCCGAAAAGAAAAAGAGGAGGCAGAGGTGAAAGAGCTGATACCCGGACAAATGAACCTGCTTGCGGATTTCCTACAGGAGGAGCAAGAGCAATGATAATTTTAGCGACCTACCTAAACCTTGATAAGATTGCCGAGAGCGGCCAGTGCTTCCGGTGGAAAAAGACCGGAGAACAAGCCTACCAGATACCGGCGTTTGGAAAAGTGCTTAACGCGAGGCACGTTGGAGCAAATGGAGAGGTCGAGCTGGATTGCAGTTTAGAGGATTTTCGGACGGTGTGGGAGGACTATTTCGACCTCAAGACGCCCTACGAGCAATACGAACAAGAACTGAGAACCCGGAGCGACACAGGAGAATACCTTTACCGCGCTGTGAGAGCAGCGAGGGGAATACGCATATTGCGGCAGGAACTTTGGGAAGTGATTATGAGCTTTATTATCAGCCAGAACAACAATATCCCCAGAATAAAAGGCTGCATTGAGCGGCTGTGCGAGAGGTTTGGCGGATTCCCGGACGCGGGCACTATTGCCAAGCGCGGCCCGAAAGGGCTGGACGGGCTGGGGCTGGGTTACCGGCAGGACTACATCATCGACGCAGCCATCACTTACCACGGAGACGGGGACGGCAGCATGGAGCGGATTCTGCGCAGCCTCACATACGAGGAGGCCATGAACTACCTCACCACATGGAGGGGCATAGGCCCCAAAGTAGCGAACTGTATCTGCCTTTACGGGCTGGGCCATAAGGAAGCATTTCCGAGAGACGTGTGGGTAAAGAGGATTGAAGCGGAGCACTTTGGCGGGCATTTCCCGGACGAGAATTACCCCGGATTTGCCGGAGTGTTGCAACAGTATATTTTCTTCTATGAGAGGAGCGAAAAGAATGGCAGAAAGTGAACAGAGAAAGAAGTACCGCGAGGAGCTTTTCAAACTTATGCAGGAAAACCCGGAGCTGCCCGTCGTCCCAATGGTGGACGGGGAAATCCCCGGAGACGACAGCGGGTATTGGCTTGGCGCGTGGGGAAGCGCAAGGGTGGACGAATATGCGGAGAGCTTCGACCAAGACGAGCACATCGAAATGTGGATTGAGGCGCGGCACAACGGGGTACGAGGAGTTCCGTCTACCCGTGAACTTGTAAAAGACGCAGAAGAAATTGAAAGTATGCTCAAGGAACTTTCGGAGGCCCTTTTAGAGACAGAGTTGCAGAGGGAGAGCATATGAAATACGAAAAACTTACAGAATGGGAAAAAGCCCGGCACCCATCAATCCACTATACCGGCAGCGTCCGGGGAATGAAGAAACTGGGGTATTGGGGAAAACATGACCGCTGCGTCCGGTGCGGCCAGTATATTTACAACCTCTCAATCCTGATTGGCAGCCACTTATAAGGCGGGAGGGCGCATTGAAATACAGCGAGCACGTCGAGAACTTTTTGAACTTCCTGCGGGAGGCCCAGCGGGAATACAACATAGCGGCAGACGACGAGAAATCCGCGAATGGTGCAACGCAGGACATTTTGCACAGTATCGAGCTGGAAGAACACAAGTACCACGAATACGCCCGACTTTCAAAAGCCTTGCGGGAAGTGAGACAGGAGAGGCGGCGAGCCAAAGACATCGAGCAGCAGATACAGCCCCTACAGGAGTGGGTAACGGAAAACGCCAAAGCCCTAAAGACCCTTGAGCAAGTGCTTGGGGCGGTCAGAAAAGCGGAGCGCAGTATGCAGGAACGCCACTACATTTCAAGGACGGATATAGTCCAAAAGATACTCGGAGGGGAGGAGGAACAACCATAGTAGCAAACGTGAGACGCGGCGACATTTATTATGTGATTGGCGGTGCCGCCATAGGGAGCGAACAAAGTGCAGACCGCCCGGCGATTGTGGTGAGCAATGACACCGGGAACAAATATGCGCCGGTGGTAGAGGTGGTTTACCTTACGACCCGAAAGAAAGTTGGCTTGCCGACACACGTTTTCATCGGTTCTGCGGAGCGGCCCTCGGTAGCTCTTTGCGAGCAGATTGTAACGGTATCAAAAAGCCGGTTGGTAAGACGCATTAACCGGGTGACAACCGAGGAAATGCGGCGGATAGACAAGGCCCTCACCAAGAGCCTCGGAATACATAGAGCAGCAGGAGGAAACGCCATGAAAATAACCATGTTGACACCATTTGGAGAAATGAACTTTGACTTGCCGCCGGAAAAGGCGACAGACCTCGTGCAGAGGGCTTTTCAATACGCAGCCGGGCAGGAGACGGAGAAAACACCGCAGGCGGCCTCTATCGTGCCGTCGGAACCTTTCAAACCGTCGGAGGTTGTACCGCCTACCCCCAAACCCAAAAGCCGCGTTGAGCGTATGTTCGGGGATTTCAGAGGGCAGGTGCAGGAAAGAGGAGAACCAGAGGTATATAGGGGATTCCTTATCGTGAAATGCGAGCACTGCGGCAAAGTAAAAGGATTTTGCGCAAAGCAACCGATTTCTCATTACTTTTGCGATTGCGGGGAGAAAACTGCGCTCCATGACCTCAAGATGGTTCACCTGAAATGCAAGTGTGGAAGCCAGTACAACTACCGGACAAATATTACGGACAAGGTTTTCGACTTCCCTTGCCTGAAATGCGGAAACCCGGTTGATTTGGAACTGAATAAGCGAGGGGACACCTATGTTACCATCGGAGAATGAGGAGGAAAAGAGTATGGAACTGCGGAAGATTTGCGACGATACCAAGGACATGGGTATGTGGGAGCTGGCCCATAACATGGCTTTTGTCAAAAATGGGGAGGTGTGGTATAGAGATTTCGAGAGAGAGCTAACAGCCCGCGACCTTGTGAGGGAGATTTACCGAAAATACGTCACCACGGAGGACGCGGAGGAGCTTGCAGACGATGAAACATTCGACGACATCATGCTCGAAGCGGGCTACTACGGGACAGATGAAATGGAGGGAGTTTGCTCTATTCTCTATACAGTTCTTTGGGGCGCGGCGGAACTTCGAGAATGGCTGAAAACATACGAGACAACCGGCCTACCGACCACGGCGCAGCCGGTGGTGTTGAAACAGGCGATTGAGGTTTACGGTACTAATGCGCAGGTAGATGTTGCGATTGAGGAAATGAGCGAGCTGACAAAGGCCCTCCTCAAACTCCGCCGCGCCGGTAGCGCAGGCTGGGCGGACGCAAAAGAAAGCGTTTTCGAGGAAATGGCCGATGTGGTTATTATGCTGACCCAGCTTATGATGATTTACGACGGCAGAAAAGCTGTCCAGCAGTTCATTGACGCTAAAGTGAAGCGGCTGGCAGGCCGCCTCGCAGAAGCAGCACCGAGGGCCGGAACGAATGCGGCGCAGGAGATTTTGCAGCCCGCAACATAAGGAGGACGGCCCATGTATAAGAACGCAGAGGGGTATAACGACCCCACACCCGGAGAGGCAATGAGCCTTATTCGCAAAGAGCAGCGGCAGCAGGAAATATCAGAACGCCTTGCAGTTATAAGCAGATTGATACCGATTTTGAAACAAACGGCGGAATTAGCCGGGTTCGAGGTTGTAGGGCGCATTACCCTGCGAGACAAAGAAACCGGTAAAGAGTACAAATAGGAGGAAAAGACTATGGCAGACATCAAAATCAAGCACACGAGAACAATCCCCCTCAACAGTGAGGAAACCACCATCGAAGTTACAGGAGTGGAATACGGGGCAGACACCTTAACCAAGAGCATTTTGGAGGCGTTGGGAACGAAAAAAGACACGCCGGAGACCGGGGAACTGCTTATCAAGGGAGAGGACAGTGCGGAACTCGTTTTACCGCCGCAGCCTGCGCCCACAGCCTGCAATTTCCGAATGTTTGTGAGTGAGGACATCACCCCGGAGGACTTAAAAACCGCCAAAGAGGAGGGCAACATCGATGAAGTGGTCTCCCCTTATGACGAGATTAATATTCCCCTCGACACGGGCGGGAGCGTCACCGTCGTATGCGCTTACAGCGACCCGAATACGGCCCGATTCGTATTCAAGGACTGTTGGGACGAGGCGGTGATGAACGACGAGGCCACCAACAAAGGTGGATATTACAAAAGCAAGGGCCGGGCGCACGTCCTTGTTGACATTCTCCCCCACATTGCGCAGGAATGGCGCGAGCTGATGAAGCCCCGCAAGATGGTAGAGGAAATTGACGGCGAGCGGTTAGAGTATGCAGACCTCATGTGGCTGCCATCGGCAACGGATATGTTCGGCACGCCGGAGAACTGTTGGTGGAACGACCTTGACGACAGCTTCCAGCTCCCCATCTTCCAAAAAGAGCGCGAGCGCGTAAAAGAATGCGGGGACGAGGGGACATACCCGTGGTGGCTGCGCTCCGTGTATGCGACGCACTCGTACTTCTTTTGCGGTGTCAACACGGACGGGGGCGCGTACAACCGCCGTGCGTACTTTTCGCTGGGCTTCGCGCCGGGCTTTGACATCTAATCAAAAATCAATCACTCCTCGGAGCGAAAGCTCCGGGGAGGAGAGGAGGAAACAAAAATGGCAAGGAAATTGATAGCATGCCTCATTACATTGGCTATGGCGGCTACCCTTGCGGGGTGCGGACAGCAGCCGGAGGAGGGCACGGTAGAGGCGTTTGTTCCGACCGGAGAAATATCGGCAGAAAGCGTCTCCTTGGATATGACGTTGAATGAGGACGGGTATTATTCGATGTTCGCGGATGTAACCGTGGATTTTGGGGACGACGGGCTAATACAGGCTGTAGAGGTTGACAATACCGCGCTCCTCGCGTTCAAAGTTTCAAGCTATTATCCCGGTGGAGTTTACCTTTACGCCGGGGAGGATATGCAGGAGCTTATAGCGCGGCTCAAAGACGCGGCAGGCGCAGCGGGCGACAGCGAGGCGAAAGACCTGATAGAGAGCGTTATTGAAGAACTGGAAATGGGCGGCCCTATTGAGGGCGCGAGCACATAAGGCAGGAGGACAAAAGACCATGAGCAAAAAACGAAAGTGCAGATACACGGCGGAGGAGCTTTCAATCCATGAGGAGGCCGTGCGTCTGCGAAAAATGACGGACAGGCAGCTCGTAGAGACGTTCCACCGGGCAGCGGACGCGGAACTGGTTGCCAGCGGCCCCAGCGTGGCGCAGAACTGCCCCGAACAGACTGAGCCTATCGGAGACACCTCGGCGGTGAAGCAGCTCCTTGAGGCTCTTTCGGAGGGCAAATGCAAAGGCATTAAAAGCGGAATTGCGTACAAGGTTTCACAGCTTGCCGTAGAAATGGGGCTGATAGAATGAACCAGACGCAGCAGCACTACAGGGCAGTTATGGCAGGAAAGCGTAACCGCGTGGCCGGAGAACATTGGGAGGCCATGATTGAGGCGACCTGCAGGCACTACCGGCTCAAGGGAGTGGCCGAGATAACCAAAACACCGGAGCCGATGAAGCCCCTCGGCCGCCCGAACAGCAAGGGACAATTTTTGGCGTGCTACACCAAATCGGCGCAGCCGGATTACAAAGGGACGCTGGCCGGTGGCCGGGCCATCGTGTTTGAGGCAAAGCACACAGACACAGACCGCATGAGCCGGAGCGTGATAAGCGAGGAGCAGGAGAAACAGCTCGACCGGCACATGGCACTCGGCGCTGAATGCTTCGTGATGGTATCGTTCGGATTTCAAGAGTATTTCCGCATACCGTGGCCGGTTTTCCGAGATATGAAAGAGCACTACGGCAGGAAGTACATCACGCCGGAGGACGTTCAGGAATACAAGGTCAGATACATCGGCGGCGTTCTCCAATTTCTTTAGGAGGGCACGGGTATGGAGTATCTGATAGGGATAGCAGTTTGCATAGCAGCGGCGGTAGGAATCAGCATACCGTGGGTACACGCCATCGACAAGCAGACGAAAGACCCGGATTGGCAGCAGCATAAAGACGACCCGGACTATTGGGACTGGCCGTAAAAAAGTGGCAAGGGAGGCAACTCCCAAATTACAGCGAATAAGGAGGGAGTTATCTCCATGAAACGAAAAAACGAACAGGAAAAGAGCGAAACACAGGTACTCATAGAGGCGGCGGTCGCAGCAGCGGTCGAGGCCAGCATGAGGGGGATTGACGAAAAGATTGAGGCCGCCGTGAACCTCGGCGTAACCATTGGGGCAACCGCAGGGGCTGAAATCGGTGCAAAGGCCGCTGTAAGGGCGGTGGAGCGGGAAAGAAAGAATTACCGCAAGCAGCAATATGATTGGAAGTACCACAACACCAAATTACTGCTGCGGAACTACCGGAGGCTGAACGAGTATTATAAAAATGCCGTATTCAGCACCGAGGCCGCAGAGGAGGCGGACGAGAGTTTTGAGGACGTTATGCGCAGCATGGGCCGCCCGGCTGACGAGGAGATTTTTGTAGAGAGCATTCAAAAGAACTACCTTGCCACGAAAATCATTATGACCCATGTAAACAAAATGCTGGACTGCTACCGGATTATGTGCAAGAGGTCAAGCAGGCAGGACGACAAAAGGCACTGGCGCGTACTCGAGGGACTTTACATTGCTGAAAATTACACGACCGCAGAGGAGATTGCGCGGCAGGAACACATCGACAAAAGGACGGTATATAAGGACATAGACGTATGTGCAGCAGATTTGACGGCTCTGTTTTTCGGCGTGGGAGGCATTGAGCAGCTTTGAGAGACCGGCAGGGCAATATCCGGGCATTTACTTTTCACTATGGAGAGTGATATACTATATCCTGTAAAATCACGGAGAGAAAACGCCGTCTTGTGGAGATTTCCATAGGACGGCGATTTTTTACGGGGAGAATTGCCCCGAAAAAGGGCGGAAAGGAGAGATAATATGGAGATACGGACGCTGAAAGCGTCGCAGTTGAAAGCGGCAGCCTACAATCCGCGAAAGGATTTGCAGCCGGACGACGCAGAGTACAAGAAACTGCGCCGGAGCATAGAGGAGTTCGGGTACATCGAGCCGATTATCTGGAACGAGCGCACCGGAAACGTCGTAGGCGGGCACCAACGCCTCAAAGTTCTGCTCGAGCAGGGAACAGAGGATATTGAGTGCGTTGTAGTTGACCTCGACGACCACGACGAGAAAATCCTGAACGTCCTTTTGAACAAGGTGAAAGGCCGCTGGGACATCGGAAAGCTGGCAGACCTTTTGCAGGAGCTTGACGAGGCCGGAGGCATGGAGGTAACAGGCTTCGAGGATTGGGAGCTGCAAAGCCTCCTTATGCAGTACGACCATATTAAAGACCTGATGGAGGAGGACTTTTCCGGCTACAGCGACGGGAAAGAGCGCAACACCTTTACCATGACGTTCAGCCTCCCAGCAGGAGCGCGAGAAACCGTAGAGGACTACATGAAAAAGACCGATAACGCCAAAGCGGAGCTGGCGACGGCCATCATCAACAAGGTTAAGGGGGTATTGTAATGCAGATTGAGCGAAAGAAAATCAGCGAACTCAACCGGGCAGCATATAACCCCCGGATAGACCTTATCCCCGGCGACACGGAATATGAAAACCTCCGCAGGAGCATTACCACCTACGGTATGCTTATCCCGGTGGTTTGGAATAAGCGTACAGGGAATGTGGTGGGAGGACACCAGAGGCTCACCGTCCTCGAGAACGAGGGAGAGACCGAGGTAGATGTATCGGTAGTAGACCTCGACGAAATGCAGGAGCGGCAGCTCAACGTGGCCCTCAACAAAATCGAGGGCGGCTGGGACGAGGAAAAGCTGGCCGAACTGCTGACCGAACTGGGAGACGACGCAACCCTCACCGGCTTCACGCAGCAGGAAATCGACAGCCTCACCAATGACATCGACGGGCTTATAGACGGCGACACCGTAGACGAGGAGCTGCGGGCCATTGAGGAGCTGTTCAACGTGAGCCTGACATTCGATAAAGCAGACCAAGAGGAGCTGAAAGCCTATGTCAAGGACTACGGCAAAGAAGCTCTGATTGAGACCATCATTCAGAAAGCAAAGGGGGAGATATAATGGGGTGCAAATGTGGCACACAGGTTATTTTGTGCAATCTCCCGGTGCGCTTTGATACCTATAAGGGGTGCAGCCACGGGTGTAAATACTGCTTCGCGCAGAAGAAGCAGAACATTGCGAAGATACAGCGCGACGAAACCGTGGAGGCCCTGCGTTCATTCATCGAGGGAAAGAGAGGACGCGAGACGGCGTGGTGCGACTGGAATATTCCTATTCACTGGGGCGGCATGAGCGACCCATTCCAGCCTATCGAAAAGAATATCCGCGCTTCCTACGAGTGCTTAAAGCTGCTGGCGGAGACCAAATACCCATTCGTGGTAAGCACAAAGGGGCGGCTTGTGGTAGACCCGGAATATCTCGACCTGCTGGCGCAATCCAACTGCGTTGTGCAGGTGAGCATGGTATGTAGCAAATATGACCCGCTCGAACCCGGAACCCCACCTTACGAGGAGCGGCTGAAAATCGTGGAAACGCTCGCGGGCAGAGTGCAGCGAGTAATCGTCCGCATACAGCCGTATATGCCAGAGGTTTTCAAGGACGTTATGGCGAATATCCCCCGACTGGCCGCCGCAGGTGTTTACGGCGTAGTGGTGGAGGGCATGAAGTTCTACAAGGCCAAAAAGGGCATGGTAAAAATCGGCGGAGACCATTGCTACCCGCTGAACGTACTGCGCCCGCACTTCGAGGCAATCAAGGCAGAGTGCCACCGGCATGGCCTAAAGTTCTACGCCGGAGAGAACCGGCTCCGCGCAATGGGCGACAGCATGACGTGCTGCGGCATTGATGGGCTTGAGGGGTTCAAGGGAAACGAGTACAACCTCTGTATGCTGATGAACGGCCAGAACCCGGAGCCTACGGAGCTGATGAAGCAGATAGGCACGGGCGGGTGCTTCCAAAGTCTGAACCAGATTGCCGGTATCAATAAGAAAATCAATAACCAGTCTTTCTACGGCCTTATGCAGGAGGAATTAGGCGGAAAGTTGGATTATTATAAAAAGATGTTTGGTTTAGACGAATAAACCGGGGCTACCAGTAAAGGAGAGGAGGACAATGCCGAAATGGACTGATAAGCCGTGGGAACGTCAAAAGGGCGAGAGCGCACAGGCATACGAGGCGTTTGTTACCTACCGGGATATGGGGTCTGACCGCAGTATAAGGGCGGTTGGACAAAGGTTAGACAAAAGTAGGACGCAAATCGGGAAATGGAGTAGTGCGTGGAACTGGCAGGAGCGCGTCAGAGCTTACGACAATGAGCTGGAAAAAGAGGCGCGGGCTAAAGCGGTAAAAGACCGCAAGGCCATGACCGAACGGCACATTGGTATAGCAATGCAGCTCCAAAAGAAAGCCCTTGAAGCCCTTAGTAGCTTGTCAGTCGAGGATATGTCCCCTAAAGACATCAAAGAGTATATCAAAATGGCAACCGACCTCGAGCGGCTGAATCGTACACTCGAGGAGGAGAGCGGCAAGGGAGGCAGCGACGCGCCTACCCAACTCGCGGACACGATAATTTCAGTTTACAAAAAGAGGGAGGGAAACGGCGTTGAGTGAGTTAGAACAGGCGATATTATTCTACGCCGACCACCCCGTAGAATTTGTAGAGGACATTATCGGAGCGACCCCGGACGAGGAACAGGCGAAAATACTACGTAGCCTCGCGGCCAACACCATGACCTCGGTGCGCAGCGGCCACGGCGTAGGAAAAAGCACGGTGGAGGCGTGGGCCGTCATTTGGTTTATGGCGACCCGGCCATTCCCCAAAATCCCCTGTACCGCCCCGACGCAGCACCAGTTATTTGACATCTTATGGGCGGAAGTAAGCAAGTGGCTGCGGCACAGCAAACCCCTTGCGAATGAGCTTGTTTGGACGAAAGAAAAGGTCTACATGAGAGGCTACCCGGAGGAATGGTTCGCGGTAGCACGAACGGCCAGCAAGCCGGACGCGCTGCAAGGCTTCCACGCTGAACACGTCCTTTACATCATCGACGAGGCCAGCGGTGTAGACGATACGATATTTGAGCCGGTGCTCGGCGCACTTTCAACGCCGGGCGCGCGGCTCCTAATGTGCGGAAACCCGACGCAGTTGTCGGGCTTTTTTTATGATAGCCACAATAAGAACCGGGCCAGCTACTCGACATTCCACATTGACGGCAGAAAGAGCAGCCGGGTATCGCAGGACTTCATTGAGACGATTATCCGAATGTATGGCGAGGACAGCGACGTGTTTCGCGTCCGAGTGGCCGGAGACTTCCCGCTGCAAGAGGACGACATATTTATTCCGATTTCACTCGTAGAAAACTCCATTCAAACAGAGTTTTCTCCACGGAAAACCCCGGATTTAGTGCATATCGGGTGCGACGTTGCTCGTTTTGGAGACGACAAGACGGTAATCGGGTACAAGGTAGACGAAAAGGTGACATTTTACCGGAAACGACAGGGGCAGGACACCATGAAAACGGCGGACGACATTATCCTGTTGGGAGAGGAGCTGGTACAGAGGTACAAACTCGACAGCCCGATACCCGTCAAAATAGACGACGGCGGCGTGGGCGGCGGCGTAGTAGACCGCCTGCGGCAAGTAAAGCGGAACAACCCGGAGCGTTTCTGGTGGCTGGAAGTTTATCCGGTGAAGTTCGGGCAGCGAATTAAGCACAAATATTACCACGACAGCACCACCTATATGATGGCCGTCGTGAAAAAGCTGTTACAGCCTTACGACGAGGACGGCAACCGAAAGCCGGTAGAGCTGATACTCCCGGACGACGACGACCTCGTAGCACAGCTTTCCGGGCGCAAGTACGCGCTGACGGAGGCGAGCAAAATCAAGATTGAGAGCAAAGACGCGGTGAAGAAGCGCGGGCAGCCCTCCCCGGACGAGGCGGACTGCGTGTTACTTCTTTGCCTACCAGTAAAACCGCCAAAGAGGAGAGGGGTGAGAAAGAATGGCTAAAAGCAAGCGGGCAAATATGGAGGTGCGCGTGATTAAATCGCAGCAGAGCCTCATTGAAAAGGCGGACACGCCCGTACAGGTAACAGAGCAGGAAGCATACAACGCCGGGGACTGGATAACCCCGCGCCATGATATGCGTGGGCTGGCGAAGCTCGTAGAGAACAGCACTATTCTCCCCCAGTGCATACGCGCCTATAAGAACAATATCGCAGGATTCGGCATTGGCGTTCGTTACATCGAGGACACCGAGGAAACGCCGGAAATGGCGGCGGAGTTCCAGCGGGCGGAGGAGATTATCGAGCTGCTGAACATTGAGCAGGACACCAAAGAGGTATTTGAGGACATCATTGAGGCGCGCGAGACCTACGGTATAGCGTACCTTGAGGTAATCCGAAACGTGGCGGACGAGGTTGTGCAGATTGAGTTCGTCAAGGAGACCGAAAGCGTATGGAAGTCCCGCCCCCTTGACCCTTATATCACCACCAGCTACTACCATCACGGGCAGGAAGTTGAGCGAAAGAAACGCTATTGCAAGTACAAGCAGGAAATCGGCGGCAAGGTGGTCTACTTCAAAGAATTTGGAGACCCCCGCGTGATGGATATGCGAGACGGGAAGTATCTCGAGGAGGGCGAAACCCTTGAGCTGCAATATCAGGCCAACGAGCTGTTGGAGTTTACTATTGGGACTGAGCCGTATGGTACGGTGCGCTGGATAGGACAAGTGCTCGGCGTAGACGGTAGCCACAGGGCGGAGAGCCTGAACAACAACTATTTTATCAACGGGCGGCATACCCCGCTGATGATTATGGTTAAGGGCGGCACCCTGACGGACGAGAGCTTTGAGAAGCTACAGCAGTATATGAACGACATCAAGGGAGAGGCCGGGCAGCACGCCTTTATTGTCCTCGAGACCGAAGCAACCGAGGCCCGCGCCGATTTCGACCAACAGGAGAAGCCGGAAATCGAGGTCAAAGACCTTGCGAGTATTCTCCAAAAGGACGAGCTTTTTCAGGAATACATGGACAACAACCGGCGCAAGGTTCAGTCCGCATTCCAGCTTCCAGACCTATATGTTGGCTATACGACCGACTTCAACCGGGCGACGGCGCAGACCGCGCAGGAGGTCACGGAGGAGCAGGTATTCCAGCCAGAGCGCAAAAGCCTTGCGTGGGCCATTAACAACCGCCTCCTGAATGGCTACCACTTTCAGTTCGTTGAGGCGTATTTCCTTGAGCCAGACATCAGCAACCCGGACGACCTGCAAAAGCTGTTGACGGTAGCGAACAGCGCAGGCGGCCTCACGCCGAATATGGCAAAGAGGATTGTTTACGAGGCCCTTGGTGAGGACGCGGAGGACTATCCAGAGAACCCGGAGGAGGCAGCTTGGGGAGATATACCGCTGGCCTACAAGAACCAGCAGGCGGGCGGCGCAACATTCGACCTCGGTGGCATTACAATGAGCCTACAGCGGCAGATACAGAAAGCGGCAGCGCAGCATGACGACGCGGTAGTGGCCGTGATGAAAGAAGTAAAGCGGCTGTTGGTGAAGATGGACGGGGGGCAGTGATTATGTGCTTAGATTGCGGCCCCCTGATAAAGGCCATTGACAGATATATCCAAAAAGCAGACGACGACCTCGAGGAAGCACTCGGGGAGGAGGGCTACCTCAACCCGAAAAAGACCCGCCAATTCATCGAGGATATGGAGGAGCAGGTAGCGGAGGCTCTACTGGACGAGACCGATTATTTCACCAACGAGGCGGGCAAGGCCGTTGACCTTGAGACGTTCGCAGAGAAGATATGGCCGGGAGTGAAGCTCAACGACGAGCTGATGGAAAAACTCGCGGCCATTTTTGCGGAACAACTAGGCGAGTTTATGCCGGAGTTTATAGGTTACTACCTTGAGCAGACAGACCGCAGCCTCAAGCTGGAACAAGTCTCAAAGCGCACGACCGCATGGGTACGGACATGGAGCAAAGACCTCGGAGAGATTATGAAGCTGAACAGCCATACCGAAATTGAGCGCATACTCAACAAGGGGCTGGAAAACGGCAGCAGCATTGAAGAGTTCACCCGCGCTATCCTTGACAGCGGCATACGGGACGAACACTACAAGGCCCGCCGCGTGGCCGTCACCGAGGTTTTACGGGCGCACAGTGTTGCGCAGCAGGAGGCATTTATGCAAAGCCCGGCGGTCGGCGAGAAGATGTGGAAGCACACAGGGAGCTATCGAAACGACCCGCGAAAGAATCACATAGCTATGGACGGGCAGCGAGTACCAGTAGACCAGCCTTTTGAGCTGCGCGGCGCTAAAGGCGGAACCTATTACCCGATGTACCCGAGAGACCCCAACCTCCCGCCAGAGGAAAGCATAAACTGCCATTGCATTTCGCAGCCGGTGGTGAGCGAGGAGGTGTTGGGCTTACCGCTCGAGGAGAGACAGAGGCTACAGCAAAAGGCCATTGATGAAATGGACGACGAGTGGGAGAAAGAACTGGACGCGAGAAACAAGGCGAAAGCTGGTATCGAGGAGGAATAGTCCTGTTGCCGCCTCTCGTGGCGCAGGCTGCCTCCAAAGCGTCCTCACAGACAATTTACCCACCGGATAAATAACGGCCCTCTCGGGGCCATTCAGAGCGTTCCTGCGAGCAGGCAGGAGAGAACACGGTAAAGAGCAGCGGAGACGCTGCTTTTTATATTATCACAGCGAAAGGAGGTGAGAGGGCATGAGGAAAGGCTTGAAAAAAGCCTACGAGATTACGGACGCGAAAATCCAATTCGTCTCCCTCGTAGACAAGGCAGCGAATAAGCGGCAGTTCCTTATCAAGAAAGAGGCCGGAGGTAAGGCAACGTTCACTACCTATGGCAGAATTGTCAAGGCAGACGCAGAGAATCACTACGTCACCGGCGTTGTTTACGAGCCGATGGCGGAGGACAGTCATGGCAATTTTATGACCGAGGCAGAAATCACCAAAGCGGCCTACTGGTTTGCAAAGAACGGAAATAAAGTTGACCTACAGCACAGTTTTGAACCGCTTGACGGTGCAAACGTCGTTGAAAGCTGGATTGCAAAGGCTGATTTTGACATCGACGGCGAGACCATCAAAAAGGGCACTTGGCTTATGACCGTAGAGGTCGCAGACGAGAGCGTGTGGGAGGGCATTGAGAAAGGCGAAATCACAGGCTTCTCTATGGGCGGCCTTGGAAACTACAGTGAGGAGGACGTAGAGTTGGATAACGTGAGCAAGCAAGAAACCAGCGAGAAGAAAGGGCTGCTGAAACAGTTGGCGAAAGCGTTGGGGCTGAACGTGGTGGAAAAGGGAGCTATGGCGGAGCTTTACGAGGAGCGCAGCAAAGGTACGCTCTTTTGGAACGCTTTTAACTCCCTTGAGGAGATTTTATATAAATACGACCCCATCACGGGCCGTTACCTTTACGAGACTGACGAGAACAAGGTGCGCGAGTGCCTTGAGGAGTTCGGACAGATTATCACCAGTATTCTCACTGGCGGGGGAAGTGTGACCGAGGCCATTCAGACCGACCGCCCCGTGGAAAAGGCCGGGAAGAAAATGAGCGGCAAGAACAAAGAGACGCTGCTCGGCATTTACGAAAGCCTCGGAACATTCATCAAAGAATTTGACGACCCGGAACCGGAGAAAAACGAGCCGACCAAGAAAAAGGACGGCGAGGAAATCGAGGAACCGGAGGGAACCGAAAAGGAGGAAAAGCAAGTGACTAAACAGGAAGTTGAGGGAATTGTCGCAAAGGCTGTAGAAACAGCCTTTGCCAAGGCGACCAACACGGAGTCCAAGACCCCGGATGAGGAAGAAACCGACGAGGAGAAAAAGGCGGGCACCGTTACCGAAGCTAAGAAAAAGGGCGGCTGTGTCTCCAAGGCTGACGAGATTACCCCTGAGACCATCAACGCTATGGTTGAGGCGGCTATCGAAAAGGCCCTTGAGCCGCAGCGCGAGGTAGTTACCGCAGAGCAGGTACAGGAAATGATTACTGCGGCGGTGGCAAAAGCGGTTGACCCGGTGCTGAAAAGCAAGGGCCTCCCCAGCAACCTCGGCGGCGGTGTAGAAAAATCCGCAGGCGAGCAGCATTACCTGCATGGCATTCTCTAATCCAAAATAAGGAGGAAAACAGACAATGGATAACAGCACTATCATTCGCAAAGCGGCCATTGAGACGGGCAGCCTGTCCTCTGGCCTGCTTAACCCTGAACAGGCCCGGAGGTTTATTCAGCAAACTTTCGAGGCCACAAACCTCGGCGGCCTTGTGCGCCATGAAATGCGTACCGCCAAAACCGGTGAAATCGACAAGATTGGCATTGACCGCCGTATCGTCCGTAAAAAGACCGAGAACACGGACGACAACTACAGAGCTGGCGTAAAAACCAGCCAGATTGAGTACAGCACCACCGCTGTACGTCTGCCTTGGGAAATCACCGAGGAAACCCTGCGCGAGAACATCGAGGGACAGAACTTCGAGAACATCGTCACCAACCTTATGACTACGCAGCTCGGCGTAGATATGGAGGACTTGTACCTCAACGGCGACGAGCAGGTAGCAGAGGGCACCGCCGATTATGATTTCCTGAAAATCAATGACGGCTGGATTAAGCAGATTTCCAACGGCGGCCACGTTTACGACGCTTCCGGCGAGAGCGAAATGAGCCTCGACCTGTTTTACAAGACGCTGGCCCAAATCCCGAACAAGTACAACAATGGCAAGCTCCGTTGGCTGATGTCCCCGCGCAGAGCGCAGGAGTGGGAGCTGTTCCTGTTGAACAAGGTTATCGGCGCAGGCGGCGCGGTGCCCGACAGCATTTACACCGCCCCGGCCCGCATTCCTGCTGTGGAGTGCCCGTCCCTTGACGACGGCACAATTCTTCTGACTGACCCCCGCAACCTGATTGTGGTGAACACCTATAGCGTGCAAATCCGCAAGACCACCGAGGGCAGAGAGGCCATTATGCAGGATAAGCGTTTCTACGTTGTTCATCTGGATTATGACCCCATTATCGAGGAGCTGGACGCTACGGCTATCGTTAAGGGCTTGAAGTAAGAGAGGAGGGCAGCCATGAGCTACCATTTGAAGCTGATTAAGGCCCTCTCTTACTACGGCCCCATCAAGGCCACACGGGAGCACCCGGACGTATTTGTGGAGGACGAGGCTACCGCAAAGGCTGCGGTAGCCTCCGGCTATTTCCGCATGGTGACGGGCGAACCCGAACCGGAGGAACCGCAGGAACCCGAAAGGGAGCCTTATACGCAGGAGCAACTCGAGGAAATGACACTCGAACAGCTCAAAGAGATTGCCCCGGAGGTCGGGGTGGTCGAAACCAAAGGCTTTAAGAAAGCCGACTATATCAACGCAATCCTTTGGGCGGAGGGGGACTACTCCACCGGAAGCCCTACAATGATGGATTTGCAGGAGAATTAAGGAGGGCGAAAGCAGATGAAAACAGCAATTTACGATAAGGGGCTTTGCGGTATCGAGCAGTCGTTCTACATCGGCACCGTAAACAAAGATACGGACGCGGCCGAGGGGACGCAGCTCCCTGTGCAGCTCCCGGCGGGTTTCCGCATTGTTGGCTTTGGCATTGACGTAAAGACCGCCTTTGCAAGCGCAACGCTCAACCTCACCGGAGGCCAGAGCGAGCCGGTGAGCTACCTCGAGGGCGCAGAACTCAATGAGGTAGGCTTTATCACCAAGGACGGCGCATACGCCGCCGTAGGCGACAAGGACGTTACCCTCACGGCCAAACTGTCTGCAGAGGAGACCGGAGACGGCAGCGCGGATATTTACGTCAAGGCGGTAAGGCTTGAAGCGTAAGGGCGGTGAGCACAGTGGCAAATAGACCGTGGGTAACGCCGCAAGAGGTAAGGGACTATTCCGAGATAGCGTCGGTGCAGAAGCGCAGCGACACAAGGCTCGCGGTGGATATTGCGAGGGCAGAGCAGTATGTAATCACCTATACGCATAACACTTTTGAGAGCTACAAGGAGATACCGCAGCCGGTCAAAACGGCAGTTTTGATACTGGCGGAGGCTTACGGCCACAACGCCGCGCTCGTTGCCAAGGACGTAAAATCGGAGACGTTCGACGACTACAGTTACACCTCCGAAACCAGCCAAATCAGCATTGACGGGTTAGACCTTGCGGCCCTGCTGGACGATTTTGTAATTGCGGAGCCACGAAACGGGATAACCCTCCGTATGAGGCGGCTGTAAGGAGGCGGGCTATGAGTTTAGAGAACCTATTGAACCACACCTGTGACATCTACCATATTTCAGAGGGAAAGGCTTCCCCCGGTTTTAACCTCCCGGCCTCCCCCTCTTTCTCGTACCCAAAGCAACCGGACATCAGCGGGCAGACCTGCCATTTTGGAGTGCGTTCCGCAAGCATAGGCGTAACGCAAACCCAACCGGCGGCCCTGATGGACGCAAAAATCAAGCTCACTTTGCCCATCGGAACGGACGTGCGCCTCAACGACAAGATTGTGGACTGCGCGACCGGGCAGGAGTACACGGCGGAACAGCCGGTCAATGTAAGAAGCCATCACCTTTTCGTCTATATCAAGAAGATTGAGGAGGAGCGGCACCTGTGAGCGGCAATACCGTTGAAATTGACGTGGCTGACCTGAAAGCATTTTTCGGGCGCGTGGAGAGCGCGGCAAAGGGAGATTTCCGAAAAGAGTTTGAACTGTTTTTGGAGGGGCTTGGGAACGAGTTTTTGAGGATATTACAGGACGAGATTGTCCGGCGCAAGGTCGTAGACAGCAGGCAGCTACTTGCCAGCTTTGAAAAAGGCGGCGACGGAAACGTGTGGGAGCTGACAGACAACGGGCTAACGCTCGAAGTCGGCACCAACGTAGACTATGCAGGCTATGTGAACGACGGGCACTGGACGAACACCAAAGGAGTAGCGAGGCGATTTGTACCGGGATATTGGGAGGGCGACCGCTTCATCTACGACCCGTCCGCAGAGGGCGGAATGATGTTGAAACAGCACTGGGTAGAGGGCAAGCACTACTGGGAGAGCGCATTGCGCATACTCAGCCAAATCTACCCGGAGCTTTTAGAAGCTAAATTGCAGGAATGGCTCGACAGCTATTTCAGCGGATTTTAAGGGGGTGAGAGGATGCTTGAGCAGGAAATGGCAAGCATTATCAAGTTCGTGTTGGATAACGCGCAAGGGCCGTCCCCGTATTACTGGAACGTGCCGCAGCATTTCTGTGTTCCGGCAGCCTACTTCCCTACGCCGGAGATTGACACGGGCGGAGAGACCTTTTTGACCTACTACATGGATTACGTTTGGTATATCAAACTTTTCCACAAGACGGGACAAGGGGCCTATTCGCTCGGCTTTTCGGTCATTACGGCGTTAAAGGCGGCGCGGAACCTCGTACCGCTGATAGCGGAGGACGGCAGCACGGTAGAGCGGAGCTGGGTACGATTAAATGACCCAGAGCTGAAAGTGCTGGACGACGGGGCCGCGCAGCTTACCGTAAGCTGGCGGAGCCGGAGACCGTACAATGACACGCTCGAGGACAGGGCACGCACTCAGACGGTCAACCTTGATGTGTTTATGAAGTCGGGGAAAGAGATTTCAGACGCATACGCGGAGGCGCTGGAAACCTACGCCATACCGCTGCAATCTTCCGGCAGATAACCGGATTAAGGAGGAAAAATAATGGCAACCAAACGCAAAACGACCGTGGTAACAAAGGCCGCCCCGAAAGAGGCAGCCGCGCCGAAATTCACGGTCGAAAAATTGGGCGCGAATTGCCGCCAGCTTTTCGGAGTTTCGACGAGCACATTCGCGGGCGCAACCTACGGTATGACTGGAAAGTACACCGTAGAAGAAATGAGAGCACATATTGAGGCTTGGAAAAAGAAAGGAGTGAAGTAAGATGGCCGGAGGACGATTTGATAAGCTCGTTGGCAAGGTGCGACCGGGCGCGTATATCAACTTCGAGAGCGGTAGAGAAAACGCGGTAGACAGCACCGGCACGCGGGGCACTGTAATTATTCCCCTCCCGAAAGCGAGCTATGGCCCGGCAAAGCGGTTCGTCAAACTGACGAATGCCAGCCCGGACGCACAGGCCGCGCTCTTTGGGTACAGCATTTATGACAACGACCCGAACCGCCAAATGCTACTCCTGCGCGAGGCGTTCAAGCGGGCCACTACGGTCTATGCCTATATCCTCACGGAGGGCAAAAAGGCCACGGCGGAAATCGAAATGACCCTGCCCGAACAGGAGGCCACCGAGATTTCCACCGCCGTAAGCGAAGCTATCGCGCAGAACATGGGAGCGAAAGAGGATTTGACCGGCTGCACGCTGAACTACGACGAGGGCAGCCGCAAACTCACCATGACACTGACCGGACCGGTAACCGAAGTGAAAAATACCGGGCTGTTTGACACTGTAACCGCGCTGATAGGACAGGGGTACGCCATTACCATCGACGGCGTGAAAATCACAGGAGCAGCGGATTTCCTGACGACTGAAACCTATAAGAAGCTGGCCGCACTGGAACAGGGCGGTGCTGATGTTTCTTTCAACGTGGTTGTCAGCAAGGACGACGCGGAGGAGATTTTTACGGCTTACGTCGCATACCCGGAGAGCGCAGCGACCACAAAGGCAGACACCGGTAGCACCAACACCCTCACCGCAGTTGCCAAGTACGGCGGCAGCAGAGGCAATGCGCTGACGGTTACTGTGGACGTGAACCCGCTGGGCGGCTATGACGTTATCGTGCACCTCGACGGCGCAAAGGTTTCGGAATATGAGGGCTTGAACACCATCGAGGAGCTGATTGCGCAGCAGAACCCCTATATCGACTTTTCGGGTACAGGAGACCTTGGGGAAGCTGTAGGGACGAACCTTGCGGGCGGCAGCGACGAGGACGTGACAAACACCGATATTACCAGCTTCATTGACGCTTGGGAGAGCGTGAAGTTCAATACGGTGTGCTTCCCGTTCGACGGCGAGGACGCAGCGAACATCAAGCAGGCAGCCCTCACCAAGATTAAATATATGCGCGACAACATGGGCAAAGGCGTGCAGGTGGTTACGCCGAACGCACCGGGCATGGACTATGAGGGCGTTATCAACGTGACGAATAGCGTCTCCCTTGACGGGGACGATTTGAGCGTGGCGGAGGCTTGCGCTTGGGTCGCAGGAGCGACCGCAGGGGCCAGCAACACCGAGAGCCTGACCTATATCCAGTACGCGGGCGCGACTGCTGTCGTCAGCCCTAAGAGCAATGAGGAGGCTATTGCAGCCATCAACGCGGGCGAATTTTTCTTCTCTATCAACGAGAACGACGAGGTCGTGGTGGAATATGACATCAACAGCCTCGTTACCTTTGCGGACAAGAAAGACAAGAGCTACCGCAAGAACCGCGTTATCCGCGTGTACGATACATTCCAAGAGGCCGTGCAGCTCAATTTCCCTCCGAACAAGTACGACAACGAGGAAAACGGCTGGGGCATTATGGAGGGTATCGGCAAGACCATTCTCCGCCAGTTCGAGGATGGGGGCGCGATTACCAACGTGTCCTACGACGAGGATTTCCTCGTAGACCGCGAAAAGAGCGTGGACGACGAGACCTATTTCAACGTGGGCTTGCAGGCCGTAGACAGCGCGGAAAAGCTGTATTTCACCATCACCACGAGATAAGAGAGGAGGATAACAGATGGAATATAATCACGCACCGATTTCCCTGCGCGAGGGCCATGTGTACCTCGACGGGGTGGAGATTGCAGACAGCATTAAGTGTGAAATCAAATTTACACCTGATGTTTGGACGGGCAGACAACTTGGCGAGCTGACACCCAGCAGCCGTTGGTTGGGCTACGCCATTACGGGCACCATTACCCGCAGACGTTCCTCCAAGTGGCTCGAGGAGAAGCTGGCCGAGTATAAGGACAGCCATGAGACCCCAGAAATGACTATTCAGGGCATTATGGACGACAAGAACAGCGACTTTTACAAGACCTACGGCGCAAATACCGTAACCTGCGTGGGTTGTGTGCTCACCGGTGATTTGCCGCTGACTATGCTGGACAGCGGCGGTGAGGTCGTGGAGGACGCGATTTCTTTCAACGCAAAGGATATTCTTTAATGGGATAGCCCCTCGCGCAAAGGCGCAGGGGCTATTACTTTTTATCGAAAAGGAGACTGAACGATATGGTAGACGCAAAGAAGAATCTCAAGTATTTTATGCGCAGCATGGAGCCGGAAGTCGTTACCGCGCCGGGCTGCCCCAGCATTACCGACGACGAGGGCAATATCCTCCCGCTGGAAATCAAGGTACTGTCTCAGGAGGACATCAACCGCATTAACGACGCATACCGCAAGCGCAGCATGGCGACCGACAAGAAAGGCAATCCGCTGATTGCTATGGGAGAGGTTGTCTGGAAAACCGAAAAGGACAGCGCGCGCGCCAGCCGCCACCTGATTGTAGAGGCGTTGCAGTTCCCGAACCTCAAGGACAAGGAACTGATGGAGTATTACCATTGCGTAGACGTGACGGATATGCCGCTCAAGGTATTTCCGAAAGCGGATGAGTACCAGCACGTTTCCCGCATGGTTATGCAGGCCCTTGGCCTTGCGAGCGCAGTCAACGACGATGAGGAGCTTGAAGCCGCAAAAAACTCGTAAGCACTCCCGGCTCCGACGGCTATTGGGCGAGCGTGCTCTGGCAGAGACACCACCTCCGCATGGAGGAGTTTTACAAAATGCCGCGAGAGATACAGCTGCTTTATATAGCCTCGGAGCTTGAGGAGGATAGAAACCCGGTAAGGCGTGACACCATCATTGAAAGGAGGCGGTGAGAATGGCAGACTTGCTTGCGCGGTTTAAGCTCGTTGATGAAATGAGCGATAAGCTCGGCAGAATGGCCGAGAGTGGGCAGGACATGGCTGCACAATTCGAGCAGGCAGGAGCAGCCGCGAACGCCGCCTTTGATAACATTTCGGGTGGCGTTAGCTCGGCGGTTTCTTCGGTCGATGGGGTTGCAACCTCCATTGACAGCTTGCAGAGTTCGGTAGATAACTGGACGAGCGCGGTCGGCAATTATGACCGGAGCGCGCTGGAAGCGATTTACTCCACCGAGGAATTGGTGGAAATGGGATTGAAGTCGGCGGACGCGCTGGAAGAACAGCAGCGAATGTTCGAGCTGTGCGAGCAGTCGGCGCAGGCCCTCGGAAAGAGCATGGACGCAACAGCGGACATTCAGGAGGGCTTGAGTAACGCGATTGAGCAGTCCGACAAGGCTATAAAATCCGTTACCAATAACGAAAAGGTCTCGGCAGAGGCCAAAGCGAACCTTGCGGAGGCGGCGGAAAAAGCGGCAGAGGCCATGAATGAGCTGGAACAGGCCCAGCAAGAGGCGGACGCTGCAATGGAAGCCTACGACCGCACAATGGCCTCCGGCACCACAGACCTAAATCAGCTTGAAGCGGCAGCAGAGAGGGCCGGGCACGCGGCCGAGGCGTTGGCAGAGGCCAACGGTAAGGCCAGCGACGCTACAGAGGAGCTTTCAAAAGCTACCGAGCAAGCGAACGAGGAGGCCGAACAAGGCGGAAAGTCCGGTAAGGAAGCCATTGAGGGGATTGCCTCGGCTCTTGCCGCAGCCGGGATAACGGCCACGCTGAAAGAGATTTCCGGCGCGGTCTATGAACTGGCGGATTCTTTTTCCGAGGCGGAGAAGATTATCGTCGGGGCCACGGGCGCGACCGGGCAAGAGCTGGATAACCTGATGGCGAGCGCAACTAATGTGTTCGCAAACTCAAACGCGGAAAGCCTCAATGAGGTAGCCGCAGGCATGACCTCGGTGCAGAGGGCCACGGGCCTAACCGGAGAGGCATTGGAAGAGGCTACGAATGCGGGCCTCGTCCTGAATAATGTGCTCGGATATGAAGTGTCTGAAAGCTCCCGGACGGCAAGTGCCCTGATGAAAAACTTTGGCCTATCCGCAGAGGAAGCATATAACCTCATTGTTATCGGCGCGCAGCAGGGCGCAGACAGAAACGGCGACTTGCTCGACGTTTTGAACGAATATGCGCCACAGTATGCAGCCCTTGGTCTTTCTGCGCAAGAGTTCCTTTCGAGCCTTGTGGACGGCGCAGACGCAGGCGTGTTCTCGATGGACAAGGTAGGCGACGCGGTTAAGGAGTTCAATATTCGCGCCAAAGACGGCTCCGACAGCACGGCAGAGGCGTTCGAGAACCTTGGCATGAACGCGGACGTAATGACCGCGAGATTTGCCGCAGGCGGGGAGCAGGCAAGCACAGCCTTTTTCGAGGTCGTGAACGCCTTAAACAGCATGAGCGACCCGGTAGAAAAGAACACGACGGCGGTAGCCTTGTTTGGTACGCAGTACGAGGACTTGGAAGCGAGCATTTTACCTGTCCTTGCGAACATTCAGGGCGGAACGCTGGATATGTACGACGCACTGGGGAAAGTAAGCACCGAGGCGAAGTCTATGGGGGACAACTGGCAGCAGGCCGGCAACTCCATAAGCGCAGCCTTTGGAACGGCTGTAACCCCAACGCTGGAAAAAGCCTCAATTGCGCTGGCGGGATTTGTGCAGGGTATAGGAGAGTTCCTACAGGAGCACCCGACCCTCACAAAAGCGATTACAGCTATCGGCATAGGGCTGGGAGTTGTAGTCGCAGGAATAGCCGGTGTTACGTTCGTTACCACAGTAGCAATACCGGCAGTTACCGCCTTTGGCGCAGCCCTGAACACCGCGCTTGGGCCGATTGGCTGGGTAGCCCTTGCAATAACAGGCATTGTGGCGGCGGGAACGGCCCTTGTTGCGCTCATGTCGGACGCAGAGGACGAAACCGCAGACATGACGGCCACCACCCGACAGCAGTATTACGAGCTGCAAGACCTCAACGCAGAATACGACGAGGCTTGCGAGAAGTACGGGGAGACCTCGGAGGAAGCTCTGCGGCTGAAATATCAGGTAGACGACCTTTCGGCAGCTTTTGAAGCGAACCGTCAGACCGTGGAGGAGTTCACGGCGGAGGTTGACGCACTGGTAGAAAGCCATAACGAGCTGATTTCGGACTACGAGGAAAGCATGACAGCCCTCAATGAGAACGAGGTAGGTACGCTTTCTCTTATCCAGAAATTAGAGGACTTGGCTTCCCAAACGAACCGCACAGCAGCGGAGGAGGAGCAGCTAAAAGCAGTAATAGCCCAGCTCAACGAGGATTTACCAGACCTTGCGCTGGCCTATGACGACGTAACAAGCGGAACCGAGAATTGGCTCGAGGCTACGAAAAGGGCGGCAGAGGCTCAAGCGGAGCAGGAACGGCACGCGGAGCAGCAGCAAGCCTATGTTGACCTCCTGAAAGAGCAGGCGAACCTCGAGGAGGAAATCGCAAAAGCAGAGGAGAACCTGCGGCTATCTCAAGAAAGCGACGCTAACGCTGCATTTTTGAGTGACGCATGGTTTTATAACAATACCGGTTGGCTCGGAACATGGGCCACCGACACGGACGAATATAAGAGTGCCCTTGAGGATTTGCAGGCGGCCTACGACGAAAATCAGGCCGCAATAGCAGAGATAGAGGGCGAATGGGAAGCCGTTGCGGAGGCAGCAGAGCAAGCAGCCGAAAGCCCGGCAACCTATGAGGAAGCCGTCTCTATTGCCTATGAGAATGTTCGGGCAAAGGTAGAGGAGCTTTGCGCAGCCTATGACGAGGCGTATCAGGCGGCGCTCGAGAGCTTTGAGGGGCAGTTTGGATTATTTGACGAGGCGGAGGCTGATATGGAGGCCACCGTCGCAAATGCACAGGCGGCCCTCGATAGCCAGCTCGCGTATTGGGAAAATTACGGGGCCAACATCGAGACGTTGAAAAACACCTCGGCAGAGGATTTGGGCATTACGCAGGAAAACTACGAAGCATTGATGGCCTATGCGCAGTCCGGCAGCGAGGAGGCCGCTGGGCTGGCTGCAAGTATGGCCTCGGCAATCAAAAACGGCAATGAGGAAGCAGTCGCAGAACTGGCGAACACCGTCGGAGAGGTACAGGCTGCACAGGAGCAGACTGCGGCAGCCGTAGCAGACTGGCAGACCGATTTCACGGCCCAGATGGACGCTATTGAGCAGGAAATGCAGACGACCATCGACGGCATGAACCTGAGTGACGAGGCGGCAGCTTCCGCAAGTGCCACGATTACCTCGTATGCAGATAAAATCCGAGCCGGAAAAAGTGGCGCGGTAGCGGCGGCGCAGGAGGTTGCAAACGCGGTTTCGGCGGCTCTTTCGAGCGCGAACGCAAACATCAATGTGAGCGTCAACTCGAGCGGAGTTCCCGGCCACGCACGCGGCACCACCAATGCGGAGAGCCTATTCCTCGCAGGCGAACAGGGGCCGGAGCTTGTGGCACGGCCCGCAGCGGCATACGCGAGCGGGACGACCGATAGCACGGACTACTTTATCGCAGGCGAAAACGGGCCGGAGCTGATTGTCGGGGAGCAGGGCAGCACCGTATTCCCGACCGAGGAGACCGACCGGCTGATAAATGCCCTGAACGACAAGAGGAGGCCGCTACAGGTATTCTCAACACCGGCAGAGGCCGGAGCAGACAAAGCAACAGAGCAGGTAAAGCGCATTTTGCTCGAGATAGCGGGCAGCGGCGCGATAGAGGTAAGCGGAAATGGAGGAGCGGACAGAGCGGCTATCCTCGAAATCCTGACCGAGCACCTGAAACCTGTGCTGATGAAGATAATCCAGAGCGAAATCTACGAGGAGGGAGAGCTGTCGTATGAGTATTAAATACCAGATGTGGTTGACCTACAACGCGGAAAAAGAAAAGATACAGCTCCCCGTCCTACCGGAGAGCTTTCAGACAAGGAACGGCAGCAGTAACGACAGTGTGGACATTACGGGGCTGGGCGAAATCATCATCATGCAGAGCCGCCCGGCCCTGCAATTTAAGTTTTCGAGCTTCTTTCCGGCGGCGAGGTTTCCGGGAATACAGGTCAGCAGCATTACCAAACCGTTGACCCTCATTCAGAAAATCAATACTTGGAAAGCGAGCAAGAAACCTATCCACTTTATTGCAACTGCCTGCGGGGTAGACCTTTATGCCTCCATCGAGGACTTTAACTACTCGGAGGAGGGAGGAGACCCCGGAACGTACCAGTACGAAATAACGCTGAAAGAATATCGGGAAATCACCGTCCGGCAGGTCAAGGTGGATATACCAAAGGCCACGGCCACGGTGCAGAAGCAGGACACGCGCGTTGACAACACGGTACAGCCGAAAACCTACACGGTCAAAAGCGGGGATTGCTTGTGGAACATTGCTAAGAAATACTACGGCAATGGAGCAGACTACACGAAAATCTACAACGCCAATAAGGGGGTAATCGGGGGAAACCCGAACCTCATTTATGCGGGGCAGGTTTTGACTATTCCATAAGGAGGGGAGGCAATGGCCGACGGAATAAGCCTAATCATCATCAAGGGAGAACAGGGCTACGACGTTTCACAACTTGTTGAAAAGATAAGCTGGAAAGGCAGAAAAGGCTCCTCCTCCCGCACACTTTCCGTCACGCTGATTGACGACGACGGGTACAAACACGCCCGGAGCGAAATCGACGTGGAGCAAGGGCACCAGTGCATATTCAGTTATAACGGGGCAGAACTTTTCCGGGGAATTATTATGAAGCAGACCCAAACGAACCGGAAAATGCTCGAGTTTACGGCGTATGACAACGGGATTTACCTTGCAAACAACAAGGACACATTCACCTACGAGAACAAGACCGCGAGCGAGGTGTTCCGGGACTGCTGCACCCGCTTCGGCCTCCCGATGGGGGAAGTTTCGGAGTGTTCCTACAAGATACCGGAGCTGACAAAGAGCAAGACAACCGCGTTCGACGCGATAGCAGACGCTTTGAGCCTTGACTTTGACGCGACGGGCATAAGGCATTACGTTTCGAGCAGCAAAGGCAAGTTGAACCTACTCACTCGCAGGGAGAACATCATGCAGTGGGTGATTGAGGTAGGGGCGAACCTGACGACATACTCCTATACCCGGAGCATTGAGGACATCAAAACCCGCGTGAAGATGGTTTCCAAAGAGGGCACCACTATCGCGGAAAAAAGCAACTCAACATTGGAGGGCAAAATCGGCGTATTCCAAGAGATTGACAAGCCGGACGAGAGCCTAACGACGGCGCAGGTGAACGACCTCATTGAAAGTATGCTCGAGGAAAAGAGCACGCCGGAACGGACGTTGAGCGTGGAGGCCGTCGGAATACCGGAGGTTATTTCCGGGATAGGGGTTTATATCATTATCCCGGAACTGGGGCTTTCCCGGACGTTCTATGTGGACGAGGATACGCACACGTTCAAGGACAACAGCCACTTGATGTCGCTCAAACTCAACTATGCGAACGACCTTTCCAAGCCGAAAAAGGGCGAGAGCAGCGGAGGAGGAGAGCACAAGGTCGGGGACGTGGTGCAATTCAATGGCGGCTACC